ACAAGCGCCTGAGCAAAACAGCGATTAAGATCCATGAAGCCTGGTGCGTAGCGAACGGCTACAAGCGTCAAGCGTCAAGCTGCGACATTTTGACGCAGGACAATTTGCCTATTTACAAAGGGTCGGATTATAAAGCGTCAAGCGTCAAGCGACAAGCAGCGTAACCTGTGGCACAGGGGGCCTGGTTCAGGCCTCCGGTCACAAGCTCCCGGATTCTTTTACCCTCATAAAGTTTTGGAAGCCTACAAGAGGCATCAAAAACCAGGATAAATGTATTCTCAGGATGCTTCACATGAAAGGCTATTTGATGTGGAGAAAATTTAATTTTATTTGTTTTAGTGTACTTTAATTCAACAGTGAAAAAGTGGCCGTTATTATTATAGCCCAATAGATCTGGAGTACCAGGAACGCTAAGGTTTTCAATCCTAATCCAGGATATTTTTGTAATATTTCTTTTAACTTGTGCATAAAATTTGGTCTCGGGTTTCATTGGTTTTTCACACAAACATGCTTAACCAATTTTCTTCAAAACCTTACCCATATTCCATGTCTCA